TTTCTGAGTAAACAGACTTCAGATTAGCAAGAGTTTCACCCGCCAAAGATGAAGCTAAGTCGAAACGAACATTCTTAGATAGGTCTCGCAAAGGAGCAGACTTTTCTTGAATAGTCCTCATCAAAGAGCGAACACCTGAGTCTGATAAGAAAACAACGTCAGAGCCAATGCTTTGAATCGTATCCCTTGCGATACACCCAATAGAGCCTACTGTGTCGCTCAAAACGAGAGATGCGGGTGTAGAAGCTCCTGAGTAAACAAGAATCTGCTTTTTACCAAAGATAAACAAGAAATCATTGTGCGCTGCCAAGCCCATCACTTCATCAGCACCATTAGGCCATACACGGGAAACATCTAATGTTCCTGAAGTACCTCCCCCCCATACATGACCTGCAATCAGATCAGAAAAGGAAATAGTCACCTTATCAGAAGCAGTATTAGCCACCCACAGACGACCAAAAGCAGAGATAGCAACATTGGCTTGAGGAACTGTAGCTACATAACCTGACTTTTCAGAGACTCTGCGATAAGTTGTGGTACTTACGGCAGGGTCATAAATAAGTGGATCGTGATCAGTTTGGAAGAAGTATGCAATGCCATTCAAGGATGCACACTGCCAATTAGATGCCGTGATAGTAGGAGCAGAACCCCCACCACCATAGGTCAACTCAGTCACCGCATTAGAAGTGCCAAGTTTAAATATCTTGTTGTTGCCAGCAAACAGAACTGTCAAAGTCCCATCATTCTGAACTAACTCATGGATTACACCAACATCGTTAGCACCTAGATTGCCAGAGGAAGAGTTAACCCTCGACCAACCTTTTCTAGCACCAATACGACCATACTGATCCAAGATGCAATTGGTAGCAACCAAAGCAAAGCCAGACCCTAAATCAAGGGGAGAGTCTTCAGTATTCAGGCCATAAAAGCCTGGTGCTGAGAGACTGTAACTTTGAAGTTGAGAAGCCATTAGACCGCCACAAAGTTGTCTTCAGGATAACGAGTGCTTTCCAAGGCAATTGCATCAGAGAGCATTCCTCTAAACAAGGCATAAGCCTCGGCAGAGTTTGTTCCGCCATCTTCACCACGCTCAATCAAAGCACGAGCATACGCACTCTGAGTTACTAAATAGTCCAAAACCTTGACAGATGTGCCATCAGCAGACAAAGCAGCCTGTGGGATAGTCAGGTCAAACAACAGAGTAAAAGCACCAGAAGGAACAGGGAACAGGTCAACCTTTGTGTCGCCATTACCATCTACACCGCTAAAGCAGAACTCTGAAGGAATAGATTGTGAAGGTGTAGCAAGGTTTAGTTTGCGGTTCATGTCCACAAACTCAATATTGCGAAGACCAATCAAACTGGTTGTGTTCAGAGCATCATTGACACGGAACTTCTGTCCCGCACCTGTCAAAGCATAGGAACTTGTACCACTAGTAGTTGTTACTGTAATTGTTTGAGCAAGGCAATTCCAGTTGTAAGAGTCTTCAATCTGACGTTTAGCATCATTGACAAACTTGCCAATCAAAGAAGAATAGGTTGTTTCGCCAACAGTAGATACTGTGCTTTCACGCAAGCGCACTAACACATCGTTAACAAGTTCTAAGTAGGTCATGTTCGTTGCGCTCCATTAACCTCAAATGTTGCAATAAAACTGAAGGAACTAGCCGCTTCAGTAGTAAGTTGAATCCTATCGCCTTCTTCTAAAACCATGTAAGCAACACCATTAAATTCAAGGTATTCTTTAGAAGCTAAAGGATATGCAGTAAGAATATCCAAGGTTGTTGCAGTGCTTGAGTCATACCATTGGACAGTAATGCTCTTTGTATTTCCACCAGTGTTGTGGATATACATGACAGTAAACTTGGCGTAATAACCCGTAGGAACTGTATAAACAGTTGTCAGCGTTGCGGCTGTTGGGTTAACTCCGACAGATACTGGTCTCACTTCATATTCCTCTTAGAGATCGCTTTAGCCTTAGCTTTAGCGTCTTCCTTGGACGTTGCGCCCCAAGCTCTAAGAGAAAGTAAAAGTCGGGTAGGCTTTCCATCTTTCATCTCAGCGCCAGGCATATTGCCCATTCGTGCTAAAAAGGATGCCCTACGAGGGTTATCTCCCGACTTGACTGGTGGTTTTAAATTTCCACCTGTTTCTGCATTATACGATGCTCTGCCTTTAGCATTCAAGCCCCCCTTGGCATTTTTTCCTTCTTTTGTTTGCCAAACAGGGGATTTCATTTCTTCTTTGCGGTCTTAGCCGCAGCCTTAAATGCCGCCTCAGTAGGAGCACCTTTAGAGCCAACCTTACGCATCTTTTCCTTAGAACCAGCTTTGATGCGTTCTTGCTTGGCATTGATGTTAGCGTAGAGACCTTGTTTCATTTCTTCTTCCTTGACACACCTGCTTCGGATAAAGCAATAGCAATCGCTTGTTTAGGCTTCTTGACCACAGGGCCACCTTTGCCAGAGTGAAGCGTTCCCGCCTTGAACTCTTTGTAGACCTTAGAGATTTTGGCTTCTGCTTTGGTCTTTTTCATATCAATACATGATCTTGGCAGTGATTGTGCCAGTTACATAAACTGTGCAATTGGCTCTTAAATACTTAGGCGCATTTGCCACAGTAATGATGCCATCACCAGTTAAGGCTGTACCAATCGTTGAATATGTTACCCCGTCCAAACTTCCTTGCAAAGCAACAGTAGCACTTGTAATGCCTGAAACTTGTAAGAATGCGGGTTGACCAGGATCGACTTGAACTGCGGTTGATGCGCCAGTAGCGACAACGGCATTCAAAAGTGTAATTGGAGCAGCTATAGCCATTATTTACCTCTAGAAGATTTTTTCATCATGTTAGTAGCGGTACGACCACCACGGGTAGGCATAGCCTTAGGCTTACCAATAGCAATCATTACAGTAACGGGCATAGATTTCTTCTTGCCATACTCTTTGGCTTCTTTCTCGCCTTTTTCTGTGTATGGGAATTTCTTGTTTCCAACTTGTGGCATATAAATCCTTATCGAACTAGCTTGGTTGCAATGAAAGAAATGATACCGCCAACAATAGAGGCGATTGCCATTCCAACGAAAAAGCCACCTTTAGATTTGTTAGCCATTTCTAAAAGCGTTTTAATATCTTGGCGAAGTGCATGGACTTCATTCTGTAAAGCCTCAACTTGAGCTTCTAGCTTTCCAAATTCTCTTGGATCAATTTCCGACATTTTCAACCTCTTTTTTTGGTCTTCCAACCTTAGGTTTGTCTTCAACTTTCTTTGGAGTTTCCTCAACAAGGACGTATCCTTCATGACCTTTCATGCTATCAATATCATGCTGATAGGTGAAAGTAACCATTGTTCCTGACTTTAAGCAACGAAAAGTAGCCATAAAAACTCCAAAAAAAGGGGGGTATTAGCCCCCTTTAATTAAACTGCACGACCAATGATTAAGGTCAATGTAGTTGATGCCAAGTCTACAGAACCTGCTGTAGGGTTGTAAGTTACGATAGTAACTGTGTTAGCGGCTGAAACATAGGCTCTACGAACCAAACCTGCCTCAGAAACGCCAACAGACATACCGATAACCATATCGCCCAAAACAACGCCTGGAACTGTAACTGTATCTGTAGCGGTTGCAGTAGTAGCTACTGATCCGCTATCAAGAGTGCATGAAACTTCCCAAGTGTCTGCAAACAAACCTCGGAACTGGTCATTGCCCCTGCGGGAAACAACTGCTGTTGCTGCTGCCATAATAAATTCCTCCTAAATTAAGAAAAAACTCCCCCACCCGAAGATGAGGGAGAAGTGGCAACTATTAGGCTGGAACTGCTAACGCAAATGCGCTAGAAGACAAAGCTGCACCAGTTGTGGCGGCTGTACGCATTGCTTTCACACCATAAAGTGTGTCAGATGTGAACAAGGTAGCCAAGTAGTCTTGTTTGTACTGAGTTTGTGAGCGGATGCCCATTTGCTCAACCAAAACCATAGAGTCCTTGTGACCCATCAAGCAGATACGATCTGTTGTAGAGTTACCAGCAGCAGTATCAGCATTGCTTGTTGTGAACACTGGGATACCATACAGTTGACCGATTTCACCATTGCGGATGGCATTACCATTACCAATAAAAGCCTGTTCTGTGTAACGGGAAAGACCCATCAACGTATTGCGGCTTGAAGGAGGAATGATAAAGAAGCGACCATCCATAGGAGTGTCGTTGTCATCCAAACGCTGAATAGTGCGACGAATAGCAGCGTCAGTCAATGCGGAAGCATTGGAAGATGTGCTGTTATAAACAGTAGTACCATCACCGCCAACGAAGGCTTTGGTGGATGTATTGCTTGTCGCATAGTCGTTAGTACCGACAGTAGCACCATTGAATGCACGACCCAATTGGATCAAGCTAGTGTCTACTTGCTTGGCAAGCGCATAGCCAGCGTCAGCAGTGTAGAACTGGCGCAAGCTGTTCAAGGCTTGTGCTTCAACGATGTCCTCAATGAAACGTGAATATTCAAAGTGTTGGTTAATGTTAACCAGAACTTCTGTCTCAGTATCGGCAATCAGAGTAACGGCAGTAGATGCCGCTTTTGCTGAAGCTGAACCACGGGTAGGGGCGGGAATGTGAACAGTGTCACCTTTCTTGCCCTTGAAGTTCATCTTCATTACGATGTTAGCCAATACAAGGTTTTTCTTGTAAGCGGCTACGATTTCGTCAGACCAGATTTCTGGAATGAACGTTGCTGCGGTGGTTGTGGTTACCGCTGGTGTTGGATATGCCATGATTAAATCTCCTAAAAACGATGTTTAACGAACCCGTTTCTCTATGTACGCTTGCATGATTTCATCACTTAGCGCTGCATAACGATCTGGGTCTCTCAATTGAAGCTGAATAAGGTCAGCCCTTCTGTATACCTTCTTTGATGATTCACCAGAACCACCTACATCTACACCTACCGCCTTTAAGTTTTGCTTGCGAGTTACCTCACCCTCATCACTTACTTGCTTACTTTTTACAGTTCGTAGCTGTTTATAGGTAGATAGCAATTCATTGGCTGAGTCGTAATCGTATCCAGAATCGGCTTGCTCAAAGATTTTAATGCGAACAGGGCTAGACTTCACCCAATTTGCAAAATCCTGTTCTTTAGCGATTTCGCCAAAGTCGGGATGTTCTTGCGCTAACCTTTGCTGAATTTGCGCCCTTTTCATTTCTAGCGTAACTTGACGTGCCGCTAGGATGTCAGGGTGATTATCAACAGTCCTTTGAACTGCCTTCTGTGGATTCTCAAAGAAATCTACTTCAGGCTCTTCCTGCCTAGTCTGTTGCTGTCGTGAACCAAGGTTCTGTTTGATAAGTTCATCGGCTAACTTTCTGACCTCGCCTACTTCCTGTGCTTGCTTTCCAATTAGCTTTTCAGCCTCTTGGTGCATCTTCACAATCTCGTCTAAACTTTTATCCCTGTATTTCTCAGGAAGTTCAGCCTTTTGCTCGATCTTCTGTTGTTCAATCTCTAACTCGCCAAACTCTTCTTTTTCATCATCAACTAACATACTTATTTCCTTTTCCTGCCGTCAATCGGTTGTAGGAGATTCAACTCGGCATAATTGCTTATGAGTTGATTTTGCGTTCACTCTTCAACTTATCGGTATGACTCTTATCAAACTTCCCGTGGGCAGTAGGAAAAGAGCCAGACCAACCTTCTAGTCGAAAAGCTGGCGCTGATAAAATGCGATGAGTTTCCTCACCACAATCACACACAAGACTTGTTGTCTCATAATCAACAAATCTATCTGTCTTATGCCCGTTTATACAGGCAAATTCATACATTCTTCTCATTTAAGTCCTCAAATGCTCTTTCGCTGACTTGTTTCAAGTTTTTCAGCCAAATTAGTATTGAATACTCGCCTTTTCTGAATTGTAGACTTTTTTCGTCTGCAATTGTTGCAATATTATTCAAAGGCTCTATCATTTTGTCAACATCTTCCATTAAATCTATCCACCCTTGAGTGGACATCATGGAAAACCTCTCGTCATAGTACTTCTGAAGTTCTGGGTTCATTGTCTAGTCATCTGTTTTTCAACAATCTTAGCCTTGTTCTGAATATCTGCTTCTTTTAGCATTAATTCAGCAACCTTGACCCGCTTATCGAACTCTCGTGAAGCCAAAGCGTCATCAGTTGGGAGGTTCTTGGTATTAGCCGCCATACTCTTTGCTTGCAACTCAATAGGCATCAGTTGGGCTTCGGTCAATAACTTCTGAGCCTCTGCCTTATTCTGCTCTGCTTGAGTTGTTTGGACAGCAATCTGAGCCTGAGCCAGTTGCATAGCCAATTGTTGTTGCATCTGAGCCGCTTGTTGAGCCTGTGGATCAGCTGTAGCCATCTTGTCGAGCATCTCAATCAACTCAAATCTGTTTGACAGAGAAGAATTAGCCATGATGCCCTTCAAAATGATAGGCAAAACAGGAGTATTAGGGCCAAGAGTCTGCAACAAAGCGATAAATTGTTGTTGCTCATGCTCTCTAGCAATGATACCAAGCGCTGCCGTAGGAATGAACTTCATGTCCACAGTAGGGTAACGCTCAGGGTCAAACTGCATATAGCGGTAGGCGGCTTTGGTGATAAAGGGGATCATAAAATCCTCTTGGAAGTTCACCAAGGTACGCTTGTATTTCTTGATAATCGAGGCAGTAGCCATCGAAATACCACCCTGACCCGCATCTCTGGAGACAGCAGTAATCATTCCCTGAGAGTCAAGAGTGCCTGTTGCCATCAAAAGCATACGTTCAAACTCTTTGGCAGTTGTCAGGTTAGAACCATCAGTATTGCCAAACTTGAACGGGAACAGAATCTCATTGGGATTTCCGTTTGTCAGGATAGCTTTGCCTGGCTTTACTTCAAACTTAGCACCCCTTGGGAGGCGGGTAGCATCCATAGCCATCATTGGGCTAGTTGTGAGGGCTAGTGAATCTAAGTGTGAACGAACTTGGGCATCAATAGCCTTTTGTGAGTTGTAAGCCTTCTCTACAGTACCACGACCCAACAAGCGATTAGGAACTGTATCGTCCTGATAAGCAAGGATTGGGCGGTCTTTCATCATGTATGGATTGGCTTCTGCTTTGAGAAGCGTTCCATCATTGGCAATCACAACAA